TTGTATGCTACGTTTGTAAAAGTCAGCGTATCCAGCTCGACCACTAATACTTTCGAAATGTAAACGAATCCATTCCATAACCTGTTGCGCTCCAGACGGTGCAATCGGATCATGAAGTGTAACGTTCATTGTACCAAATTTTGTTAGACCAGCAACATATCTACGAGAGTTAATAAAAGGAATTTCAATTTCTTCTGTTTCATATGTAGGTCGAGCTGCTGTTTTGATTATATATGCATCAATACCTTCTACACATAAGACCCAGCGATTTTTGCGTTTTGGCTCGAAATTGCGGGGTAACATTGAAGTGACATCTAGTGTTTCTGCGGCCATGAGTTAATATCTCCAATCATTAATTATTATGTTATAAACTATTTATTTTAAAAATTTAGTGGTGGAACAAAATCATCTCTACCAAATCGTCTATTTTGTAATCGCTCTTCGACTTGATCAATTACGTTAAATGGTACTTTACGATCAGTAAGTGTATCGCAACAATAATCGATAAACCCGGGATCACTCATATCTTCAGTCTTTATACCAAGATCTACATATACTTGACCAAACAACGATATTATAGCATGATAAAGTTTACTAGATGTCCATGTTGTTGGATCGTATTTATAATCATACATCAAATCAATATTGCGATTTTTTCCTATATAACCACCAGAATGTTCATCAAGAATTGATTCCCTGATCAACGACTTTAGTTTTCCGATTGTAATTTTCATTATGCACTCTTACGTTGGATATTGTCGAATGCTGCATCTACGTCGCTATCGTCGACTTTTTCATCGCCTTGTAGGTTACCAAAAACATCTTCGGCGTGTTTTTCTACGTCAACATCACCGGCGACGTTTTCTACACCAGCTAGTTCGATCGCTTTATTGACTAGTCCATCGGCATCGCCTACTTTCATCATTTGTCGAGCTTCATCGTCTTGCATCAGACCTTTGATCGCTGTGTCCCAGTTAAAATCACCGACTTTAACATTTGGATTTTCTGCCTTAAAATGATCAAATCCACTTTCGAGTTCTTTTTTAAGAGCACCAAAATTGACAGATTCATTTACTTTACAATGTCGTTTGAATACTTCTTTTAGAGTTTGTTTTAGAGAGAATCGAGCGACTTCTTCTTTGATTATTTGTTTTACTAGACCGAGTGTTATTTTCTTTGATTCTTGTTGAAAATATTTTCCACTATCGCCCGTTACCCATTTACGACCATCCCATATATAAGTTTCATCATGAATATCATGTTCAGCACATAATGTTCCCATTTCATCAACGTAAAATGTCAATGCACTATCGTTTTTATATGAATCTGGAAGTGCTGCATAAGCTTTTGGAAAACGATCAGCAATCCCTTCAGGTCTATTGCCTAATTCTTCTACATTACCTTCATTTAACTTTTTTTTCTCTTCACGTACAATTGTTTCAAGAAGATTTTTAAACGATTTTGCATTAAGTTTGATTGTCATATCTATATTTCCTTTAATTAAATATACGATAAACGCGAGAGTTTTATGTCTCGCGTTTATTTAACTTTTCACATCATAACATATTACGTTTGATTTATGTTGTTAACGACAGCAAAATCAATGCTAACAAATTCGATCGAATGCGTCGGTTGTACGAACACTTTTCCACGCAATGTATTGTTCTCGATGTCTTGTTGTGTAGTCGAACTCGAATCAATTATAATCTTAAACCGATCAAGACCTGACAACTTTTGGATACGTTGTAGACGAGGAGTGACAGCGGCACTAAACTTCGCAAGTGTAGCTTCACGAGTAGGTTCGAACACTATTGTGTTTGCAATTGCTCGAACTTGTCGACGAATATCGATAAGTAATCGACGAACGTTTACTCGATCAAGAGAACTTGCCGCTTGTTGTAGAGTACGTTGACCCCAAACAACTACGCCACCCTTTGGACTCATACCAGAAGACGCATTGCCCGGGAACGATGTCAACGGATTGATGTTTACGTCATAAAGTGAATCCATATTATCTTTCGATAACATCACCTTTGTTTCAAGAACACTTTGTAGTGAACCACGAGTAAAGCCAGCCGGAGCAAACCAAGGATGACCTATTTTATCATTTTGAGCCATTGCACCAAGTACAACTACAGATGGTGGAACAAAAAGATTTGTCTTTGTTATTGGATCAGTAACAAGTGCATCAGGGAAATAAGCAGCACCGAAACTATTGTCAACAGCTCGAGAAGCAAAATTACTCGTTGTACCAGCGACACTTACTTGTTGTGAACCTGATAATACTAGATTTCCTTCTGTGTCAATTTCTTCAATATCCATGATATACATTGCATCAAAGCGTGTTTGAGTTGCTTCAAGTGCATAGTCAGTAACAAGTGGATTACGAATACCAGGAATCGCTGCAAGTTGAATATCTGTTGAAACAACGTTGCTCATGATGTCGATAGCTTTTTTATATGCTTTGACGTTAGGACCGTTTGTTTGACCACGATTCGCATCACCAGCGTCAGCTGTCACAGCATAATTGTTTATTTCGCTTTCATCACGATCAAATATATTTACGCCGTTGTTGCCACCTTGCATCAAGAAGTTAAATTTCAAGAAGCGACGGTTTGCTTGTACACAATCTTTTGCTTGAACGCCACGGGTTTTCGCCGTATCATCAGCAACAATATTTCCTGCTCGAACGTATGTCGCGTTATCCCACTCATTTGGATCGGCGGTTCCAGCTGACGACGTTACAACTTGAATATTCTCAAGTGTAAACAAACTATTATTAAATCGATCAGAATCGATTATTCCTAGTTCACTTGTGTCAACTTCTCCAGCATTATCACCTTCGACAAAGTTAACAGTGTTTGTCATGAAATTAGGGAAATATTTTGCATGTGTAAGCAACGATTTATTTTTTAGAGTCGATGCATTCTTTGTTGTTACACTAGTGATATGTTCGAACTGATAACCCCAATAGTATTGAGATTGAACAAGTTTCTTAACACCCGTTCCTTGTGTGATACTGTCTCTAAAAGTTACTGGAGGAGTCACCGCACTCTTTATCCAAGAAGCACCTGATGCTGCTAACGGTGCAGAGCCTGACGATACTAAATGATCTGGACCACGAACACCAAACGGTAACGCTGTTGCATCAACAGATTCATCTTGAACGTCTGTTGACATTTCAACACGAATTATATTCGATTGATTTTCATATTGTCCTTCTACGACAAGTTTTTGTTCAGCTTCGGACCGATCAAAATCATAATAACCATACGCATCACCAATAACTTTTGCAATATAACGATCAGAATTTTGATCTAAGGTCAGCCCCCGCCAAGCTTCAAGTACTTTCATTTCTGTATCACGATCATTTATATCGCGAACTACGACGTCGAACGAACCAAATTTATTATTTGGATCTGTTGAATTAACAATATTTTCAATTGAAAATTTATATTTTGTTGAAATATCACTACCCGCCGAAAGAGCGTGAATCTTGAACAAATTATATCGTGTACCACCAAATAATTGTGAAACAATCCAAGGAGTTCGAGCATAAGTAAAACGATCTTCGAAGTTTTCAAAATTAGGTACAGTTGTGCTACCTACGTTTCTTCCAAGAGAACTTGTTGTCAAAAATGCAATGTTCTCCATACCGGCAGCAATACCAGTACCCGTTGTACTAAACACACCCGTTCCAGTCACATACGCTGTTGCGGGATACACATCATAATTTGCATATAAATAATGACCAGCTTGTTGTATATTAAATGGATCTGTGTTTAAAACGTTAGCAAAGTAGTTTGGCGCAGTCATATCGAAAGATGCTGTTAACACATTGGGATATAAAGGGTTTGTACCTTTGTGACCGTTCAAAAGAACAACAAATTCTTGTTTACTAGTTGTACCATCAAGTAATGCAACGGAACCAGTTAGACAACCTTGAGCAGTCGCGTCAGCAGCAACTAATGTTGAAGCGGGGGCACTCGAAACAGGTAAACCATATGACGATGATAAACGAGCTAAAACACCAGACGGGGTCATCAGAACACCACGTATGATTGGTAAAGCATTCACAGATGCACCTGCATTATGTAATCCAGCCGAACTAAACACAGACGACCCAGCAGATTCTGACATCAAGCAGCCTAGCACATAAGTTCGACCAGATACACCATTTGTGTTTGCATATGGATTACTAGCTAGAAATCCATCAGAAGCGCGTGGTAATTGTTCACCAACAACAAAACCAGCACTAGTAACCGTTCCCGCCAAGTTTCCGTCTACGTTTCTTTGTTTACCATCACCTGTGCCAAGAACACGAATAAATGTAGCAGCACCTGAATTTTTCAGCCATTCTTGTACAGCTAAAGGACCGAATTTTTTGCCGTCTGTGTTACCAAATTTTGCAAAAAAATCATCAATTACACCAACAGTAACAGGTACAAATGCAGGACCAGTCAAAGACGTACCAATTACACCGGCCGGAATACCAATCGGTTGTTGTTGAATTGGCGCCGAGAGATCAATTTCTGTTGCTGTTACGCCTGCACTACCAAATCTCAATTGTGTCATTTAATTCTCCAATAATTTTAAATATAGTTTTACGCTCTCATTAAATGAATGTAACACCATTTCTTGTTATAATAAAGTCAATCGCGACAAACTCAAATGATCGAGTGGGTACAACGAGTATTCTCCCGTTTAGTTTGTTAAGCGCAACGTCTTCTTGTGTATTGTTAGATTCGTTCATAACAACCTTAAATTGTTCAATACCTTGTTGTGTTTGTACAATTGATAATTGAATAGTGCTTTGTGACACAAAGTTATTACGAACTTCTGGTGTATTTTGTTCGAATGCAATCTTACGTGCTATCACAATGATATTACGTTTAATTTCAAGAATCATACGTCGAACATTTACTCTATCAAGTGACGACTTATTAATTTGTAGAGTCTTTTGACCCCAAATTACAAATCCTTGACGTGGGAATGTTGCAATAGGATTAATTCTAGCATCACTCAATATGTCACGATCACTCACATTCAAACGTACTTTAACATTTTTTACAAAATCAAGCGATGCACGATTAAACCCAGCAGGAGCAAACCAAGGATAACGTACTTTATCATTAAATGATAATGCACTCATTGCTGCAATAGATGCGGGTACAGTTACTCTTCGTGAATTTGACACATCATCAATCACAACTTCAGGCCAATATGTGCCGACATAGTTATTATCAATTGCCCGTGAAGAAAAACTTGCAGCCGTTTTGATAACAGACGGTTTCGCTGTACTGTCATCATATATACGAGTTCCATTATCATCATACGAAGGTATGTCCATAATGTAATACGCTAGTCCATAATCCTTAACTTTTGACGCAGCGTAGTCTGTTATAAACGTTTCTTTTATTCCTGGAATAACAATGATATTATGATTTACAATCATAGGATCTGTCATAATATTGATTGCTGTTAAAATTGATGCAACGTTTGCGTTAGATTGTCCTGCACCATTCATGTTAGTTGCAAAACCAGGACTCTTGTACGATGCTTCTGCGCCACCGAGGGCGTCGAACGAGGTAGATTTATCATTCATACGTTTGTTATTTTTGTCAAGAAAATTTAATCCATCATATCCACCCGCAAAAAAGTTTGTAAATTTCGCATATGGACTAAAACGATTAAAATCAGCAGCGGTTCCTTCGGCTAACAATGTTGCAAACGTAATTCTATTTTCACCAAAACCCGAATCAACAATTGTGTAACGAGATTGATCAGGTTTTGCATTTCGCACGTAAGCTGCATCTCGCATATGTTCATTAATAGACGATGTTAAGTTTGCAATAGCACCTGCACCAAAAGCGACTTTAGCAAGAGTAAATTTATTATTATTGAATGTATCGGCGCCGGAGCCCGTTACAAGTGTATCAAGTTTTTGAATACCCACAAACTTTGTGTAATTTTCAAGTAATTTATTTTGTTCACTAACAGTGTTAGGATTCAAATCGTCAGTAAATCTTTCGAATTTAGCCCCCCAATAAAATAATGAACTAGCAATCTCGGTAACACCTGGCTCACCAACCCAAGAAGAACCAACAAGACGATCACCTTTAGTTACTTTAAATTGCATTGGTAAAGGTGGAACAATTGCGCCAGACAAACTTAGTGATGCACCAGATAATATACCTGTTACACGTACGTTTCCGGCGGTGACACCTGAATCTAGTAACGAGTCTGTTGTTTTTAGAACATTTAATCCTCTAAACCCAAATGGTAAAGAAACATCAGGTGTTATTCCACGATCAACCGCATCAGACATTCTTATACGAACATAACTAGAATTATTATCATATTTTCCAGAAGTGATAAGTCGTTTTTCAGAATCAACAGTTGCATCAAAATTATAAGAAATCTTACGATCACCAATCAGTTTTGCAACATAATTATCAGCTTGCGGATTCAAAGTACAATTTGGAAATAGTTCAAGAACACGTGGATTTAAATCAGAATCATTAAATGCACGGATTTCAACATTAAATGTACCATAACGATTAGAATCATCAACAGATTTTTTAATGTTTGAAATTGAAACTTTGAACAAACTATTTGCATACTCACCGTCATCAATAGTTTCAAAATAAAACAAATCGTGTTCTACTGGACCAAATGGTTGAGAAATAAACCAAGTTGTTTTTGGAGCAGCATAACGAGTATCGAAAGCACCATACGCATTACGCATAACAGTCGATGTTTCTCCACTAGTTGATGATGTATTTGCAGAACCAGAGAGTATCGCTATGTCTGTTGCAGTTGCCATCTCGTCATCAACAGGAAAATCAGCAAATAACAAATGTTGTTCTTCAACAAATTTATCGGGATTTGTATTTAGTATTTTAGCATAATAATCATCTGCTGTCGGATTAAGAGAAGCTGTTAATACACGTAGACCAGAACTGTTATCTTGCTTATTGAAGGCATCACCCATTGAAGATGAAATAACAATTTTAAATTTACCATTTACACAAGTTGCAGCATCATCAGAACCCCAAGCAGAAAAAGTACCCATGGCTGTTTCGTTACCATTTAGTACTATTATTCTAGAACTTGAAGGAGTCAAAATCATACCACGAATCAAGTTAACAGCCGATCCACTAAATGAATCGTTGTCAGTAAACATTGGGCATCCATATGCTTCGTTTGTCTGAATATCGTGTTTGGCTGCCAAGAATTGTACGGCACCATTATGACGAGCACGTGGATCATCTGGTGCAACGATACCTTCAACTTTAACGCCGGCGGAAGTAACTCGGCCAGTCGTTGTGTACTTTACAATATCAGCGACTGTCGTATTTACACCAGCCCCAAGAAGACGTAAATATGTCAAAGATTGACGATGTTTTAAAAATTCATTTGCTGCGTATGGACCGAATTTCTTTGAATCAAGTCCACCGAAGATACTTGTAAATTCATTGAAGTCTGCGACTGTTACGGGTACAAATGCTGGACCACGTAATGATGTCCCAATAACTCCTGCTGGAGTACCTACTGGTGTTGATTTTACAGGTGCTGATTGATCAAATTCGCGTTCATAAAAGTTTGGTGATCTAAAAGTCTGTTCGGACATTCTTAAACTCCTTGGAAATTACATGCAGAAACTACTAATCTATTATAAATATTATCACTAATTTGAAGAAATTTTTTAAAATTTAGCGATCAATTGAAAATGAAATACCGTCTAAGTCAAAATCACCAGCATTTATTGTTGATTCACCCGTACGTTTATTTATGTTTCGTACTTTGATATTTTTATATTTTATATTTCCATTACGATCGACAGAACGAACTTTTATATATTTATCAACAGTTTTTCCTCGTGAAATGTTTAACATCGCTGGATCGTTTTTGTTCACCAAAGTTTTATCATCAAGCCTATTATTGTTGGTTAAACGAGCATCTTGTCGTTGTAATCGTGCAGGATTTACGTGATCATATGGTAATGTAGGATCATCGGCACCCAACCAAGGATCGTTAACAGAATTTATCGTATCAGTTTCTATTGTTACGTTAGCTAAATCATCAGCTATGTTTGTACTAAACTCGACACGTGCGCAACTAACATAACGTCGTACCGGAACAGGAGCACCCGGGACACTTGTTGCCAAAATATATGCAGGTACTTTTAATGTAAATGTATGTTTAATAATACGCTCTTTTTCAAACATGTCATCCCAATTGTTATCAGGTTTATAAATATTTTCTTCAGAAGACGCAATAAACCAATAGTCAGGTTTACTTGGATTTGCAATTCTATAAGCGTTTCCTTGTGGAAGTTGCGAACTTATCAATGTTTCAAGAACTTGATTCATATGTGTCGTGTACTGTGTCCAGATCACAATATCATATTGTGCAGAAAAGAATTGTGGCGACGGTAAAGTTAACGTCTCCCAAATATTTTCATCTTTCATTGGTTTCATCCACGCGCCATCACTAGCATCAACGTCATTGTTAAATAGATCTCCGACGTCATGTTTAGTCATCAATTGTGAATCTTGATTAACATCAAGTAACCCTTGATTAATTGCAACGTTTGATTGATGATTAATAAACAAACGATTTATCAAATTTTGGTAACTACGGTCAGATGACATCAATCGTCTTTTTATAACAATCTCACCCGTTTGTTGATTGATTCCACGACCCGTTATATCGTCTTTTATATTTTGTTCTATCAAAGAACGACCTATCGTAATGAGTGGTAAAATTAATCGACCGTTACGATCTCGAATATCTTTTTTCTTTTTGATCATTGCCCATTTTTCACCTGCGGCAAAAATAATCTTAACTGGAATTATTGTATTTTCAGACGAAACTACAAGGGGAATATCTTTATTAAACAAATTGAACATAGCAATATCTACATCTTCAATTCCACATGAAGGTATGGTAAAATCAACGGCACGATTGTTATTACTATAGCCTGAAGATAAACGATCTTGTGATGTTGGTACATTAAATCTAGTTGTCATCGTTATTCCTCATCATAGAATGTACTACGATCGTGTTCATCGCTACGTACAGAAACTTCTCGTGGACCATCTTCTGGAAGCTCAAGTACACCTTTCTCAACAAGGGCACGTTTATCGCCAGTTGTGCCATCTTGATTTGAAGCAAACCCACGTTGTTGATAGAACTGTTTTTGTACAGCATCTGCATCGGCGTACGTAATGTCTGTTGGACCTTTGATAAGAAGATCAATAGTTCCTTGACGAGCAGGATAACCAACTATACGCATCCCGTCAGCATGTTCAGCGAAACCATAGATGTTACGCATCGTACGAGCTTCTGTGATCTCCCAAACAATGTCGGAATAGCTAAAAAAGTCACCGATACATGGTGTAATTCCCTTTTCGGCCATGTCACGATATTGTAGGAAAACTTCTGCTTTGTATGATTTATCGATGCCTGTTGAATTTATTATGGTATCTTTTTCATAAGAACTATCAACAAACGCGTCTATTATAATTGGATTATCAAAAATCTTCTTTACGGCTTCATCATATACTTCGTGTGTTTTAGTTTTAATTTCAGACACAGGATAATAGTAGATTTTCGATCCCACAATATCCTTGCATACTTCTTTCGTAATATCACTTATGAAATCAAGTTCACGTTGTGTTATAAAAAGACGCGCCATATACTATTAATTAGGCAACTATGTGTTTATTAAAATATAAAAACTTATGCCATGGAAATAGTACGACCACATGGGATTGGGATGAACTTTAATTGTTTGTTCAAGTACGTCGCTAAATTCGACTGTTGTTCCATCAATTTTTCATTCGTCAATGTTCCAAGAAATTCCTGTAGTTGGGTGATTAATTTATCTTTGTCTTCTCGAGCGTGGCTTAGCAATGTATCGCCATCTAAAGTAAGATCAGCATTTGGAATCGGAATCGTCTTCATTTTACTACGAACTCGACCAAGTACTTCTGTACACAAAGCAAGTGTATATTGTCGAATCCATTGCTTTCCTGGTTCTGTGATAGATGTATAAGGGATGATCGACAATGGCATATTGTGCGGACCAGAAACACCACTTATAGAATCGTCTTGAAAAGCTGGATTAAGCGGATCCTGTCGAGGAACAACTTTAATAAATAATTTTTGTTTACTGTATAATCCACCTGGTACTGGAAATATACGTAATTTTGTTCCTAACATTTTCCAACTATAGTGAGATCGACGAACTCGCATGGCATGCTCTAACGCGCCGCGTCGAAGGACATCCTCGAAGACTGGTACGACATAGAAGATCGTTGAGTTCACATACGACTCATAGTTCATGTTCGTCGCCAAAAAGTTCGTCATGTTCGATGCATTGATCAATGATTGTTGAGCTGCGCTTGGCTCGAAATGAAATACCTCAGCTATTCGCATCTTACCTTTAGATCCAGATGGAAGCGCGTCGAACACCGTAGATCCACTCACCGTGTCAGACATGAGTTCTGTATACACATCGTAGTCTTGTTTCCCGGGTGTTAGATTTATATAACCCAACATCCC